GGGCCTGCGCCTGTTTGATGGCGCTCTCGGCGCTCAGTGAGGCAACGCGCACCCCGTCTTTGGCTCCCAGCGCCTGGGCGTCAGCATCGGGAATGCGCGCCAGCGGAAAGCTGCCCTGCGGGTTGGCGAACCAGCGGGCGAAGGTCTCGCTTTTCAGCCAGTCCTGAATGGCGGCGATGGAAGGCTCGGGCGGCAACCGGTCGAGCTTGTCCTTGAGCGCCAGCACGGTGTCCGCCACCGTTCCACCCGGCATATACCCCCACCCCTTGTCAATCCCCACCGGCTCTTGGGTCTTGGGGTCGATGGCGTCCCACCCGGCGGGCGGGGTGTTGTAGTCTGGGTTGCCGCCAAGCAGCTTAGCGCCTTCCGGGCCGTTGGCGCCGACCACGCGGCATCGGCAGTTGCTTACAACGACCCCACCTGCCAGAATAAGACCTGTGGATGTCGTGAAGTCGTACACATGACCAGACCAATCGTATTTTCTGATCTCGACCACATGGTCGATCAATACCTTTCCGGGGTTAGCGTCAAGCAACTGGCGCAGGAGCGCGGCTGCTGTCGTCAGGCCGTCGCTCGCGCGTTGGCTCTGGCCGGTGTCGAGCTGCGCGGGCGAAGCGATGCATGCCGGGTCGTCTGGGGGCGCGCCAAGCAGAGCGACGGCTGGCGCGAGCGATACCTTGTCAAGGCGTGGGCCGCTGCCGATGCGCGTAACGCCGATGCCGAACGCATCGCCGTGAGCCTGTACCGCAGCGGATTGACCAGCGCCAGACAGATCGCTCTGCGGCTTGGCATGTCCAAGCCAGCCGTTCAGGAGATGCTGCGCCGCCGCGGGCTGGGCAACAACCAGCGTACCCTCAGAATCGCGCATGGCCGCATGGGCGGCTTCAACCGCCAGTCCCAATGCGCGATTGAACCGCTGTTTGCCCAAGCCTTCACCGCACGCGGACTCGACTATGTGCACCAGATGGCGATCGGCACCCGCAATGTGGATTTCGCCTTCCATGCCGAGCGCGTCGCCGTAGAAATCGTGCGCCGCCACTGGAATGACGCGAAGTCCCTGCGCCGAGAGCGTCTCGAACAAATCTTCGGCGCAGGTTGGCGCATGTTCATCGTGTACGATCCCACTCAGCGGGGTATTGATGTCGGGCGATGCACAGAGCAGCTCGTCGCCCTGCTGGAGCGACTGCGCCGAGACCCATCCACGCCCGGTCAGTATTGGATGGTTGTGGGTGACGGCGACCCTGTTCCCGCTGGCCGTGTGAATCTCCACCATTTCGCCCGCATACCAGACGCGCTGACCGAGTAGGGCATCGCAGCGCACTGGCGTGCTGCCAGGGAAGCAATTCCAGCCATTGGGCGGGTAGTGGCTTTTCCAGAATGGGTCGTCGGCAGGCAGGGTCAGCCCGTTCCACGCCAAGTGCTGCGGGCGCGGGTGCAGCACCGAGTCGGAGTGTTTGTAGACCCAGTAACGGTAGCCCGCTTCCTTGAGTTGCGCCAGCCGTCCGGCGGCGTAGCTGGTAGCCAGATTCGTCTGGTAGATCACACGCGTGCGCCACGTCACCCCCTTGCCGCCCTTGTCTTTGGGGTCGTCTGGGTCTTTGCGGTCGTCGCCCGTCCATCCCGCCCAGCCGCGGCGGCGCACGATCTCCAAAAACCGCGCGCGGAAGGCTTCCAGCGTCTCGCCCTCACTGATGGCCTTGTCCACGGCGGCAGCCAGGTCGGCGAGCAGATCGGCCTTTTGCGCCCCGGCCACCATGAAGGCGCGGTCGTGGGCGCTTTTTTGGATGTCGTCCCACTTTTCGGTGGGCACCAGGTTGCCGAGCTTGCCGCGAAAGAATGCCACCTGCTCGTCAAACGGGCGGCGGAAGACGGCGGCGGCTTCAGGCATGGCCGCCCCCTGTTTGGCGGGCGTTCATGCCGCGCGGAGAATGCACAGACCATCCCCCGATGGCTGTTTGTTCAATCACGCGGAGAACCCCCATGAAACCCATCCTCGAAGACAGCACCTTGCAACTCGTTGGCGGCATGATCGACGTCGTCAAAGCGGTGATCGCTACACTAGAGGCGCAGGGCGTACTGGATCGCCAGGCGCTGGCGTATGCCGTTGACCGGATTCTTCAAGACCGCGATCCGGACGATCTGACTGCCGCGCCGCTGGCGGCGCTGCTTCATTGGCTGCGTCCATCCGATCCGCCGCGTCCGCAGCTGCGCCTGATTCGCGGTGGCCGCAGCGAATGACGTAACCCCGTTCGCGCAGCCATTGGGCAAGCAGGGTTGCGCCATCTGGCGCGGACAGACTCATGCTGCGCAGTCGGCGCAGGGCGAGTCGGGTTTTCAGAAAAGACCACATATCGAATCCTCCTTAAACCTTGCGCCGGGCATGGTCGTGCTCCCAATCGTCGCGGCACTCGACCGAGCACCAGCGCAGGTGCTGGGCGACGCGCTCGCCGCACCACAGGCAATGGCCGGTGGGCTTTGGCCCGGCGACCCGGCGCTGGCGCAGCAGGAACTGCATCTCGACTTCCTGGCGTTGTGCCGTGATGTCAGCCTCGTCCATCGCTGACCTCGCTCTCCACATGCGCCAGATAGCGGCCTGCCAGTTCCGCCGCGGCAAAGCCAAGCTCCATTACGCGCGCCAGTTCATCGGTGGGCAAGTCGCCATAGGCGGCCAAGAGCGCATCGCGCAACTCGGGCAATGACTGCGCCTGCTCAACGATCTGGCGCACGCGCTCCATGATCGCCGACCAGGCGGGCTCGGCCTCTGTCTCCATCCGGTCGGCCTGCATGCCGGGCACGTCGATCGCGTCGTCCTCTGGCGTGTTTTTTGTCGCCTGCAATGCGTGCACGGCGCGACGGTTGGGCACTGGCGAACCCGGACTTTCAGGCGGGTTCGCCACTGGGCTCTCCAACGGTTCTCCAATGACCGCCTCGCCCTCGGCAGGCTCGGGGATGGCGAACCGCTCGCGCACCCAGGCTTGGGGGATGACCACGCCGGATGCGGCGAGCTTCTGCACCTGGTCGGCCAGCGCCGCCGTGTCCTCCGGCTCTTCGACGATGAACGCAAACCTCGGCAGCGGGGCGGCGTCGCCCAAGTTCAGGCGCACCAGCGGGGCAACCAGATCGCGGCGGATGGTCTCTGCGAGCGAGCGCGCATCCGCGCGCATGATGTCGGCGCGCACTTCGTTGTGCACCTTGGCCTGCGCTTGGCTTGAGCCGTCGTCGGTGGTCATGGTCTGGCCGAGCACCGCCTTGCTCACCTGGCGGTCGAGGTAGTCGATCAGCTGGTAATACAGGTCAGCGCTGGCCGACTTGCTGCCCGACTCGACCAGATCCAGCACCATCTCTTGCGGGATGACGGCGGCTGCATCGCTTCCGAGCTGGAAGGCGGCTTGCTTGAGCACGGCAATGTCTTCCGGCGCTGCGCCCTGGTGGTACTTGCCCACGCGGATGGGCTGGCCGAAGAGTTCGCAAAAGCGCGCCCAGTCGCGTAGCGCATAGCTTTTGAATACCCAGGCCCACAGCGCCGAGCGGGCCAAGCCACCTTGCAGCGCAATGCCGCTCATGAGGGGAGGCTTGTGAAACAGGAACTTGTATAGCGGTAGCGTCTGGCCTTCTGCGCTGCCGTCGACCAGGTGCAGCAGGCTGCCCGTGTCGCGGTCGAAGGTGAACCAGTGCGCCTCGCGCGGGATGATCTGCTCAGGCCGCCAGACGCTGCCCGTCTCCCAGAGGATCTCGGCGACCGCATAGCCCTTGGCCACCGCGTCCATGAGGTGGGAGGCCAGGCTGAAGAGGTCAAGATCATCGAGCACCTGCGCCACCAGCTCGGCGGCGCGCTTGGCCTGCGGGCTGTCGTCTGCTGGCTGCACGTCCCACGGCAGACCCGCCACGGCGAGCGTGCGGGTTTGCAGCACGGCGCGGTAGTGGAGGTCTTTTTCTTTGATGTCGTCGGCGGCGAGCAGGAAGTCGTGCGCATCGCCCGTGGCGGCGCGGCGCAGCACGTCGGCCACCATGGCCGGGGTCATGCTGGCCAGTGGCCGCCACTGCCAGACGGAACGCAGGCCCGCCTGGGCGGGGCGGGCGAGTTCGGCGGTGAGGTCGGACGTGCGCGGTTTCATTTTTTCTCCCTCCCGAGCGGCGCCTCAAAAACGCGACCTTCCAATACCGGGCGGCAAAACCCCTCCAGCCAGCCCTTGTTGATGCGTAAATACATCCGGTATTTGCTCGGGCTTCGGTAAAGCCTCCATGCCATGCGGATGGCTTCGATCATCGAAGGATGGTCGACGATCACGTCAGCCACTTCCTCGTCGGATACATGAAGCACGGTGTAGCGCATCACCACCCCTCCCACTCGCTGGCGCGGCTGCGCCCGTCCAGATCATCAAACGCCCGGCCAAAACTGCGCCGGGCAATGGATTCGTAACCGTAGGCGGGCCGTGCATCGGCGGCGGAGGCACAGGCCAGCGCCAGCGCCCAAAAACGGTCGGCGTGGCCCGCGCCGTCGCGCTCGGCCATCAGCCTTGGCACACCGCCCGCGCCTGGCTCCATGCGCACGGCGCGAAGGTCGTCAATCAACGCCTGGCGGCGCTCGGGCTCAATCGGCAAGAGCAAGCGTCTGACTTGCAGCCGGTCTTTGAGCGCCACAGCCAGGTCGAGCTTGCGGGCCGGGGTAAAGATCACGCCCTCGATGCGGTAGGCCCCGTGCCTGCGCCGGGCCTCTTCCACCGGCATTTCGCCCATGCCGGTCTGGTCGATCAGGGCGCGGGCCACGCGGTATTGGCGCATCACGCGGTCAAGCTCGGCCAGCTGGGCGGCAAAGCTCTGGCCGCGCATTTCCACCAACTCGCGCAGCAGCAGCCGCTCGGCAGCCTCTTCCAGCACGGCAATGACCGACAAGTCGCCCCGCGCGGCAATGTCCATGCCCACGTGGCAGGTGCCGCCCGCATACTGGCCGGGGCTTGTCGCCTCCAATGCGGACAAAATTTCTTCGTAGGCCAGCCATTCGCGCCCGGCGCGATCCAGAAACGCGCACTCGAACTCCTGCGCCCAGGTGTCGGGGTCGCCAGCGGCGCGCTTGAGTTCCTCGATGTCGCGCGGCAGCCCATCGGCCACCGCATCGTGAATCGTCACCACGTGGCGCGAGAAAAGGCCGCCCAGGCCCGTGGTCATGATCTCGTGGAACATGTCGCCCACGCCGTTGGGGGTGGAAATGACCCGCAACTTCAGGCCGGGCTTTGAGACCACCGGCACCAGCGCCCGCCACAGCGCCCGGTTGTCTTTGTGGTGGGCGAATTCGTCGAGGATGATGCTGTCGCTCATGCCGCGCGCGGTCTCCGGTTTCGCGGCAATCGCCCGCACGTAGGAGCCGCCGGGGAGCTTGACCATGTGGGCCATTTCGTCGGCCTCGAAGGGCACATCCAGCGCCTCGAACGCGGCACCGATGGCCTTGAGGTGCAGCGCCGCGCCGTTGCGGATGGCATCGAGCGCCCGGTCTCGGCTGATGGAGAGGATGGTCCAGCGCGAGACGCGCCCCTCGGCCTCGGCTTGCAAGCAGTCGAGCACCGCCTCCAGCGTGGTGGTGAAGGTCTTGCCGGTCTGGCGGCTCCACATCGCCGCTTTCCAGCGGGCGGTGTCGGCCAGATACCGGCGCTGGTAGGGGTAGAGGACGGGGGTGGTCATGGCTGTTGCGCGCCGATCGCATTCAACACAGCCCGCACCTGCTCCAGCACCCTGTGCACCGGAACGCTGTAGGCTTTTCGACCATGGCCAATTTCACACACGACACGACCGCGAAGACCCAGCGCACGCATGGCGCGCGGCGTGAATGTGATGAGCATGTGCGTTCCGCAGCCGCGGCGTTGGATTTCCACGTCATCCATACAGCGCCTCCTTGACCTTGGCCAGTGTCTCGGCATCGAGCCGCTTGCCGTCCTTGCCTTGAGCGGCTTCCAGCGCCTCGATCTTGCTGCGCACTTCGTCCTGCCAACGCTTTTGGCCGATGCTGGCGCGGCTCGCTTCGGCAATGGCGCGGGCGGCTTGGCTGAGCACCTTCACCTGCTCGGCGGGGTCGGCTTCTTCGGCGGCTTCGGTCACCCGGCTCATGGCATCGAACAGCGCCGACTGCACCATGCGCAGCACGGCGGCGGAGTGTTCGTCGGCTTCGTCGGGCGCGGTCTGGGCAATGAGCCGCGCGGCTTCGGTGCTGGCTTTGATGCGCAGCATCACGGCTTGCACGCGCTGGTCGTAGCGGTGCAGCGCCGAGGGGCTGATGTCGTATCCCTTCTCTTTCAGCCACGCCGCAAGCGCATGGTATCCGCCGTGCGACTGGTCGGCCAGCAACTGTTCCAGCTCCACGCGCACGGCCTCTGGCAGTTGATAGACCTTGCTGCGGCGGGCCATTACGCACCCCCCGTCAGCATTCGTGCCAACTGGATGATGGCGTCCAGCGTCAGGGCGATCCCCCTTTGCTTGGCCTCGTCCTTGATGCGCTCAAAAAATCCCTGCTTGCGCAAAATCTCAGCCAGATCATGACCAGCCCAGGTCAGGCGAACCAGCTCCTCCGGGTGCGATGCGCGGTTGCCTTCGGCCAGGCCTGCGCACACCAGCATATCGAAGTATTCCAGCGCCTCCAGCCGATCGAGGCCTGGCACATCGTCCACACTGAGACGACGGCCCCAATGGAGGTCTTCGAGCGCCTTGAGTACGGCGCGCACTTTGTCCCAGTCGCGGCGCATGCTCACCACCTCGGCGGGCGGGCCAGTCCCGCCGGGGCGTCGGCCCGGTACTCGTAGACGTCTTCACCGCGCGCACTGAGCTTGGCAGACCAGATGGGTGAGGCGTCGCGGAGGATCTCGGCCAGGCCGCGGCTTTCCAGCCAGCCCAGCTCTTTGCGCACCAGGTCAGGCGTGGCATAGATGGGGATTTCGTGCGCGCAGGAGAGCAGCACGGCCTCGGTGGTTCCATAGGGCCTGGCGTGCCAAAGCGCAGTAATCATGAGCCAACGCAGCGTCTCGCGCTCGGCGCGGGCGATGTCAATGGCGGCATCGATGCGACGTTCGGTCACGGCTTTCTCCCAGCGAGCAGTTCGTAGAGTCGGTCTAGCTTGGCGTTGATGGCGGTGTATTCGCGGATCGCGTCCTCTCTGCGCTGGTAGTGCAAGGGAAGCTCTGCCATCAGCCGCTCGAAGCGGTTTTCCAGCTCATCAATGCGGCGCAGACGGCTCTCGATGTCGTCCAACAGCCGGGTGGCAAACCACTTCAGCAGCGCAAACACTCCGCCTACGATCAAGCCGCCCACCGATAACAGCATCGGCAGGGTAACGCCGGCATCCATCACATCACCTTCCATGCGTCACCTCGTCCCACTGGCGGATGGCATCAAGCCTGGCGCGACATTCGTCGTAGGCGCTGATGGCGTCGGAGATCCAGCCCCCCACTGCCGCCTCGGAGGCTCCGCCGGAATCGGCGGCAGGCTCGGCAGCGGCGTGAGCAGGGAGGGCGGCACGCGCGGGCAGGTCGTCACCCGCGATGGCGGCGTTGAGCAGGCTGCGAGCATGGCCAGACAGGCCACAGCGGCCAGCAGTCGGCAGGGCATAGAGTGACTCCTTCAAGCGTTTTTCGGTAGCGGCGAGGCGGGTTTTTGTCGCCTGCAATGCGGACACGGCGGCGCGCTCGGCATCCTGCGCAGCGGCAAGCCTGCGGGCGCTCTCGTCGGCAGCGGCGCGGGCCTCGCGCTCGCGGTTGGCCTGGCACTCGGCCACAGCCGCCTGGGCGCGGGCGATGGCCGCCCCATCCAGGCGACCCTTGGCGACCCAGCCAGCGGCAAACCCGGTGGCGACCACGGCTGCGGTAAGGGCAAGGGTGGGCAGCGGCATCATGGCCGATCATCTCCCATGCACTGCCGGTATTCGGCTTCCCGGCGCTTCGTGAGGCCGGGCAACACCCGCCCGCCAGCCATGTTCCAGCGCAGAATCTCACGGCAGGCCCCGGCGTAGTCGGGCGGGTTTTGCTTCAACCGTCGCACCAGCGTCGACCGGCAAAAGGCGGGGGCGCCAATGTTGTAGACGAGACTCTGAAAGGCTCCGGCCTCGTTCTGTGAAAGAGGCACGTCAGCGATGCAGGCGGACGCTTCACGCCAAAGGCGGTCGGCGTCCTGCGCGAGCATGAGCACCGCCCGCTCTGGCGTCACGGTGTCGCCCGGCTTGACCGCACGCCCATCCATGTGACGGGTGGAGCCAAAGCCAATGGTCTGCACGCCAACGCCGTCGTCATAGGCGCGCGAGCGATACCCCTCGTGGGCGGCGATGCCGGCCACCACGATGGCAGACACAAGGATGGTGGCTGCTGGCGCGCGCTTCATGCTGCCGATTGTGGCGGCATGAAGCGCTGAGCTGAATTAACTCACATTACAAATCCAGACTCCGCTGTCTGGAATTGCGGTCTTCTTCGCGCAGACGCTTGATGAGGCGGTAGATATGAATGGTGGTCATGCCGTAACGACGGGCCAGTTCCTGGTGGTTGTGGCCGGTAAACTCTCGCCAGATGGCTTCATCCCGCTCGTGGCGCTCGATGGAATCGATGGTCGGGATATAGACGCCGGCCCCTCCTACGGCCTCGGCGATGCGGCGCATGATGAGATAGCCCGCGTGGTCGGCGCGCTCGGCCTCCATGCCGAAATCCTCGCGCAGGACGGCGCTGGCATGGTCGGCGATCTCGACCAAGAGCGGCGTGACTTTCTCACGCCAGCTCATGGGCGGTCTCCATGCGGTAGAACCAGATGTCACCCGCGCGGCGGCAAGTGATGGCGTAGCCGTTCGCGCGCAGCTCGGCAATGCATGAATTGACGGCGCAGACGGAAGCGCCGATGACGATATCCAGCGTCGAATACTCTCTCCCATCTGCCAGCAGGTCGCGCACCCGCTGTAAGCGCGGCGAGGTCTCGATCCGGGCAGCTTTCATGACTTCATCCTCATCTTGTCGCGCAGATGGGCCAGCATCTTGCGCGCGCGCTCCTTGTCTTCTTGCACTAGCGGCGGCGGTAGCTTGACCAGCTCCGGGCGCGCCGGTAGCACGTCCCACAGCGCCACCGGGGCCGGCCAGCGGGCTGCTTGTGCCGCCAAAAGGCGAAATGCCTGCCGCAACCGTGGCGCATCCAGTTCCTCATCCCAGGCAATGCGCCGTGTCATCAAGGCATCTGCCCAGGCGAGCGCTACCGCTTCCACGGCATCCGCCGGCGGGCAGCCGTCTAGCCGCAGCACCAAGAGACGCTGAATACCCTCGGCGACTTCAGCCACCAGCCAGCCCGGAGCCGTCTCGCTCATACCCCACCTCTTGCCCGGCGCTTCAAGGCTTCCAGCCGCAGCACGCCATCGACCGTAGCCGATGGGGCGCGGGGCGCCGCCGGTCGCGCGCTATCTGCCACATCCACCGCCCCGCCCGCCTGTGGCGCGCCTTCGAGCACGCGCTTCAAATAGCCGTGGCTTTTGATGGGCAGCACTCCGCCCTTGGCTCGGATGGCTTCCACCGTCTCGGACAGCGCCCAGGCGAGCCGGGCGGCGTCGTGACTCATGGCCAGGACCTCGCGGGAAAGTCGCAGGGCACGGTCCCAGCGTAGATCCTGCTTTTCTGGGCGAAAGAGACCCAGATAGGCCACCAGCGGACGGGAGAGCGTCGCATCCAGACCTGACAACACCCCCAGCAGCTCGCGCGCGCACTCATCTTGCACGATAGCCTCCAACGCGATGTGACTGTGGCAGACGGGACAACGGCCAAGCATCATGCAGCAGCCCTCCTGCCCTGCCGCTGGCGCTTCCAGCGCATTAGCCCTGAAATCACTGCGGACGCCCCGCGCCGGGTGAGCCAATCGACGCGCTCTACCTGAGCCGTGCGCTTGACGAATGAGATCAGGCGCGCGTCGATCAGTCCATCCGTCCAGCCCATGCCCCAGGCCAGCCGCTCGATGGTGGCCAACTGCCAGCGCGTCACCATGCCGGGTGCCTGCGCACACTCCGGCGCGCTAGCGCGGACGTCCGACCCGATATGGCCCCAGTGGTCGATGAGCTTCACCAGCTCCGCCAGCGTCATCTCGGCGCAGCTCGCCTTGCCGGTCACAAGCAGCTGCACTGTCCGACGGTCATCCTCGTCGACGCAGCCGGCCCGCTTGGCCGCCAGATGCGCCTGCGCGATCAGCTTTTTGCGCCTATCCATGGCCTTTTCTCCCATGATTCCGTACATGCCCGCCGCATCCGACGGGCATGGGCTGAATCACGCTGCCTGCTGCTCGATCCGCGCACCGCCTGCCGTGAGCACCACCAGCGCCCGCATGGCGGACTCACCGCTGCCGCAAATGGCAATCTGGCGCAGCGCCTCCTCATAAGCCGCCACCTTATCGATCAGCGATTGGACGAGCCACGCATCCTGTTCGGTGGATAGGCCGCCGGCAATCCGGTTGACCAGCGCGTCGCCGTTCATTTTTCGGCCCTCCACGTCACCGAGGAGGTCTTGCCGACCGCCAAACAAGCGCCGATCGCGCGTTGCAGAGGCTCGTCGCCGTCGCAGGCCATCTCGAGCAGGCGATGCTCGGGCTTGTAGGACACTTCCGTTTTCACGAGATCGTCAAAGCGCGCCCCGAGCACTGAACGCAGCCGGTCCGCATCCTTGATGCGTACCGACTCGCGCTCGGCAATGCTTGCCCGGCAAACACCATGCACGACCAGGCTTGCGCCGTGACCGTGCGCCCCCATCAGTCTGGCGTTGACTTCCTTGAGCTGCTCCTCGAGCGCGTCCATTTGTTTCTTGATCTCCCAGCCCTGCATCACCAGCCGAATGTCCGCCGCCGAAAGCGGCACTGCTTCATCGCTATCGCGCAGGAGCTTTTCACCAGCCGGCATCGGCTTGACATTCACGTTGCTTACCTTGCTTTTTGTCATTGCTTCACCCTTTCTGCTGCCACCCGGCCAGGTGGCGCTTGCTCCATCAGTTTGAAGAAACCTCGGCGATCCGGCAGCCGGTGCAGTCCTCACGCGGGCAGGCCGAGCACCAGACCGACGCATCCGCCCGGCTGGCCGCACGCTCGACGATTTGCACCAGCAGCCGGTAGCGCTCCGGCAGCTCGCCCTCGGGGTAGTTGCCACCGCGGATGCGGCCCACGGCAGCGTCCGAAACCCCCAGAATCCGCGCCGCTTCGGCACGCGAGACCAGCACCTCCTTGCTCATGCTTTTTCGCCAGTCGCTTTCTCGATGGCAGCATGCGCGGCCAGCATCGCTGCCGCCCACTGCCGCACGTCGTCACCCGCCTCGGTCTCGTTTACCTCGATCAGGCGCTTGAGGGCGGCCAGAAGATCAGGTGCAGCGGCGATCAGCCGTGCGTTGGCAGCTGGATCGCCAACCCCATGCCCGTCGCCCACGATGGCAATGCGTGCGCGGCAATGGCCGCTGACCTTTTCGATGTATTCACCGTTGACAAACCAGCTCACGATCAGCCCTCCGCCGCATACCGGTTAGCCATCCACTTGACGGCCAGTTCCAAAATGGCGGGGGTCAGGCTTTGAATCCCGTTGGCCGCCATCAGCCGCTGGCACTCACCGGCCAGCTCCACCGCCTCGCGAAAATTCCCCTTGCGGCAGCCCATCCAGAAGGCGGTGACCAGTTCCTTGTCCGGCACGTCGCCGAAGATCGGGCGGATCACGTGCGCGTACACTTCAGCGCGGTCCAGATGCCGGGTGGAGACGCGCTTGGCCCCGATACGGCTGCCCAGTTGCAAGAGCAGTGGGCGCGTCCTCGCCTCGGTGAATTTGCGGGTATAAAGCTCAGTGCCGATCAGTATCACGCCAACCGCGCACTCATCCGCCAGATATCGCATGGCTTCGAGCGAGTGCCAATTGAGCTTGTTGGCTTCATCCACCACCAGCAGCACCCGATCGGCATCCTCTCCACGGGAGAGCAGCTTTTCGACATTGCCCACGCCCTCAAGCCCCAAGCGCTCGGCCACCATGCGCAACAGCTGGTGGCGGGTGATGCCATCAAAGGCCGAGACGCGCACGGCGCGGTGACGCTCGGCAATGGCGCGACCCGCCATGGTTTTGCCCGTTCCGGCAGGCCCGGTGATTTCGCCAATGGGGTTTTCGCTGGCGAGTACGAGGTCGGCCAGTTCCAGCGCCTCGCGCACCACCTTAGTCTCTCGATATTCTCGTTTTGCCGTTGCCATTTGCGCTCCTTGCTCCTGTGGTCAAAACCGCCCTGGCTGGGCGGCTGTTTTCAAAATCCCATGGCCCGCGCGGCCTTGGTGTCTTCGTCGTCCTCAGCCAAGCGAATCAGCGTGTCTGCCGTCTTGCGGGCATCGAGTAGTCGTTTCTGCTCCTGATACCGCCGCTCACGCTCGGCCAGATAGCGGCGCTGCGCCTCTTGCGCCTCGGGCGAAAGCCCGATGCTTTGCGCCATGCCCTGGGCTTTGTCGAGCGTCGCCTGCAATTCGAGCAATTCGGCGTGCGTCCCGGCGAGCTTTTCTGCATCCAGCGCGCCGCCAGCCTGCTCGATCCTCTGCCCGGTGAGCAGCCGGAAGGCTTGCCGACGCCGCCCGGCTTCCTTCGCGCCTGCCGGGTCGGTGATGGCATATACGCGCTCCTCGAAGGCTTCGCCGAGGTAGCGGTTGCCGTCGAGCACGTAGATCATGTCCAGCGGCCCGCCCGAGACGATGCGCGGGTGCATGACCGTCACCCGCCCGTCGATGTGCATGAGGAAATCCGCAAAATAGGTCTTGCCGTTGAGGCTGATCGCGCCGCGCGTGACCTTACGCTCGTAGCGATCGGCAAAGGCCATCGCCAGAATGAAGCCGTCGATCTTCCACGGCTTCCAGCCCTCGCGCATGAAGTGCTCGAGCCGATCCTTCGGACTCATGTCATTCATGTGCTTCGCGCGCAGCTGCGGCGTCACGTGGTAGTCGGCCAAAAGCCGCTCAAGCCACTCCCGCACCTCCTCGATGCGCGAGGGCTTCACCCCCTTGCCCATCGTCACGACCTTTTTGGTCATGCGGTTGCCGCCCACATAACCAAACCACCAGCCCAGCCAGTCAGCCAGATTCCCGAACATCCCCTCGATGCGCTTGCCGCGCGGATGGAACGGAATGCTGCGGATCACCTGCCGCTGCGGCGCAGCGGTGGCGGCCTCGTCCGCCGTGAACTGGTGGCCGGTCAGGTCGGCCAGGTGCTTCATAGCAACGAGCATCTCGTCCCAGCGATACTCGCTGCCGTTGTCCAGATAGAGCTGGCGCGGCATGCCGAAGGGGGCCTTTTCACACATCCTGGCGAAGCTGGCCGCCACATGGTCGCGGGTGATACCCTGGCTCTTCTCCAGCAGCACCACGTCCACCCACAGCCAGTTCGTCGCCACGTCGTGCCAGGAAATCAGCCGCGCATACGCCGTGCTGCCGTCCTCGCGCAGCACCGGAATGTCCAGCGGCGTGATGTCGCCGCACACCAGATCGCCGGGCTTCAAGCCCTCAGCCGTGCGCTTGACAGGGGCAATGTGCCCGTCATAGACGGCCTTGCCGTCGCGCAGCGCTTTCCCTGCCACGCGGAAATGCCGGCCTTCTTCTTCGAGCCACTTGCGCGGCGGCTTCACCGCCAGCAGCGCGGTCACCAGATGCGAAGGCACCCCGGCATCGAGCAGTTGCCGGGCGATGGCGGCTGTCGCCATGCGCCAGCACTGGCTGGCCGACGGCGCCCCGCCCACCCAGGCCGAGCGCACGGCCTGCCGGGTCAGGTCGGCCAGCTGTGGCACATCCTGCCCCGGCACGGCCTCGACCATGGTCTGCGCCCAGGCGAGCCACGGGCCGGAGATCAGGGTGCGGGCCTGCCCACGGTCTTTTCGCTCACCCATGCGGGCCAGGGCCATCAACCCACCCTCGCGGGCGCGGTCAGCCAGGCGGTAAA